TATGGCTATGACACCTGCTCGGCGTGTTAAAAAGGCTGAAAATCAGCGTATTGGGCAGTCGTCTAAATACGATATTCATCATATAGGCGGAAAAGTTGGTAAAACATCGAAAACATCGGTGGCTAAGAACCGTGGAGGTCACGGAAGAGGTACAAGAAACGAAAGAAAATGACAGCTTTAATGAATACAGGTGATTTTATTGCCTTAATATCAATATTGATCGTTTTGTTAGCAGGTGTATCTGCTTTGCATGTTATAATTAAAGATAAAAAAGAGTAAATGGCAAGAATTAGTACATATGTAAAAGATGATGAGGTAAATCCTAACGATATAGTTATAGGTTCTGAGCATAGTATAGATAATGCTGGTAGAGTTACTTATAAAACCAAGAATTATCGCATGATAGAGCTGCAAAACTTTTTTCAAGGCGCTAATTTTTCAGCAACTGCACCTATTAACCTGACTGGAACTACAGATAAAGTATGGAGTCATGATGATATTACTATAATTACTACAAACAGTGCAAATCCCGCAGGTATAACATTACAAGATAATACAACATTTATTACAGCAACTGATGTAAGTTTTGGTGGATTAAGTAATCACGTAAATGGTTTTACAAGAAAAGAATTTACACTACCTAATTATCAGTTCAAAATTAGTACTAGTAATAATGGTAGTCATAATCGTATTATAGACATAGACAGTGCTGGTGGTACGGGTTTAGATGAATTACACATAAATAGTGGTACTGTTATAAACACAAGGCTAAGTGCTGAGAACACTATAACTATAGATCATTCACCTAGAGTTGGAACTGATGCTACTGCCGCCACGGATATAAGTTATGGAGGAACATTTTTAGCTTTATCTGCTAGATCAATAACTAGTGAAGGTCACTGGAGTGATAATACTTTAACAACATATACATTACCTACTTATAGTTTTAATGTAAAAGGAAATAATACAGGCGCTAATCAAACTATAGCTAATGGTAATACACTTGTTATAGCTGGTACTACACCTATATCTACCACTTCATCAGACACAGATACAGTAACTATTACTCATGATGACATAACACATACAGCTTCAGACAGTGGTACTACTGTTAATTTAACGTATGGTGGTAATTTTACAGCATTAACTGCAAGAACTGTTTCAGCGCAGGGTCATTTAACAGCAAGTACACTAACAACATACGCAGTACCAGCACAATACTCTTTTAACGTAGATGCAAATGCTACTGTAGCAAGTGATCCAGCATTTAATAAAGAAATAACCAGTGGTCAAACATTAAACATACTTGGCACTACACCTATATCTACTGCTGTATCAGCCGCAGATACGGTTACAATAAGCGCAACTGATTTTACAGGCCCTACATCTGTAAATGGAGTTAGGGGTTTAGTACCAGCACCTACTACAAGTGATGGTTCCAAGTTTTTAAAAGGAGATGGTAGTTGGGCTGATCCGCTAAACACAACTTATATTGTTAGTGGAGAAAATGTACCTGCAAGTAGTGGTCCAACAGTTATTGCTGGAGCTAATGTTATTTTAACAGATGCATCTAATGCAACAACTAAATTAAAAATAGAACAAGGTTCAAATACAACAATATCTGGAACTTCAACAAAAATAACAATAGCCTCAGACAATACAGAATATGATTTAGAAGGCATAGGTAGTGATAATACAGATACAGGAATAAGATTAAGCCCAAGTACTGGCTCAAACGACGATATATTAATACTAGGATCTGGTGCAACAACAACAAGTATAAATAGTGGCACTATAACTATTAATTCTACTAACACTTGGCAAGCTAATAGTAATACGTCAGGCGCAGGTGGTCATGGTTACGTAACAAGTTCTAGTGGTCAAGCTAATAAAATTTGGTCTACAAATGGTAGCGCTCAACCTGCTTGGAGAGACCCAGGTGCTAGTAGTGACGACTTTGATGACGTTATAAGTAGAAACACAGTAACTCTTTATCAAAATTTAACCGGTGGTAGTCATACACATCGTTTTGCAGGAAAAACAAATAAGTCAATATGGTTAAATAATAATTCTGGAGATGGAGTTAATGGCGTAATGTTAGTGTTAGATGGATACAGAAATAATGGATCGGGGGTAAGCGGTAATTCTACAATATGGTGGTATGATCAAAATAATAAAAGAGTAAATTGGGATTCTAGACACTGGTCAGGAAATAATGGTTGTGCGGTTCACAAGTGGTCTGATGAAAATAATGGAACATACAATCCTTATTTTGAGAGGTGGTATAGTGGTAGTAGTGCTGGTTATGGAGACATAGGTATGGTATCTAATTACTCTGCTAATTTTCCATCTGGGCACTCTGCTCATACTGGGTTTTTAATTTCACATAAGCTAAAGGTTGGTAATGTGGCCTACACAGACGCAGATGGTAGTGCAGGCCAATTTTTAAAAACAGATGGCAATGGTAATACATCTTGGGCTTCAGCAGGTAGTGGTGGCGGAACCGACACAAACTTTTATGTAAACTCCTTAACAATAATTAACAGTACTTCTACACTTAGAAAAATAAGAGTAACAGGTGTTGGAATAAGCATTATAGACACAGATATACCTGTGTTTACTAGTTCAAGAGATGGTTTTGTACCTTCTCCAAGCGAAGTAAATGCAACTAAGTTTTTAAGAGCAAACGGCGACTGGGTTGTACCAACAGATACTCAGTATTCTGTAATGGGTAGTGGAACCCCAGCTAGTTACGCCGCAGGTTTAGTGTTAGCGGGTAGTGCAAATCATAATAATAATTTTTTAAGAAAAGATGGAACTTGGGCAACAGTAACTAGTGGTACAAATGTAGCCGCAGGTACTGGTATTACAGCTACGGTTAGTGGAACAACAACATTAAGTCTTACAGTAACTGCTAATGCAACTACTAATACTAACTATGCAGTACCTTTTATGAACTCGGGTGTTATAAATACAGATGGAAGCGGTTTTTACTTTAATCCTAGTACTAATCAACTTCATGCTGGTGACTTTGTTGTATCTTCTGATAGAAGATTAAAAGCAGAGATTGAACCAATAAAAAATGGATTAGAAGTAATAAAAAAGTTTTCTTCTTATAACTATATAAAAAATAATCAAAAAGAATCTGGGTTTATAGCTCAAGAAGTTAAAGAAGCAATACCTCACACAGTTTATGAAAATAATGAAGGATACTTATCTATGAGTGATAGAGGTGTTTTAGCGCATATGCATAAAGCTATAATTGAGTTAGAAGAAAGACTAAGTATAATAGAACAAAAAATTAAATAACATGGGAGTACCTATTTCAGGATCTTTTACAATTTTTGAAGAAACAGATAGTAATGGAAATTTTATATCAAACACTTCTATACAAGGAGCAATAAATGAAGCTAATCCAGGGTCCGTTAATAATGACACTAAATTTTCTGAATTAATAGCAGCGTCGACATTACATAGTTTTAATCCAGCTTTTTCAGGCACACTAAATACCTTAAGTGATGTTACTAAAGCATCTCAATATAGAGGTTATCCATATTTATCTCAAGTTACTCTTTGTTATCACCAAACCTCTTCTACATCAGCTTGCAGTTGCGGTACTAGTGGAACTTATTATATAGATACAACTTCTTTACAAGCAGCGAATAACTTTTCTAATGGAACTACAGTTATATCAGCCAACACAAGTGGAAGTCCTTTAGCGCCTGCGGGATTTTATAGTGCTGGTGGTGCTTTTTTGTATTGGAACGGTACATCACAAGGAACTGATATTAATGGAAATACTGTAAATTCAGCTGACTGTAGTAATTCTGGAGTTACTGTACCTGCACCTTCTAGTTGGTTTGGCTCAGGTAACTTAATAGGTCACTTTGGCACAACTAATTTTGCAACATTAAATTGGAAAGTTAATCTACAGATAGATGGATATATGCAAAAAAATGTTACTATTGGTGGAACTAGTCAATGTATAAATGGTTGTGCTTATAACTCACAGTCTAGACCTAACAACAACACTATAACTGGAAGTGGAAGTATAACTGTAACAAGATTAGCTGATTCTAGCAGCAATAGTAATAATCAGGTCAATGATGATGGAGACGTTGTATTAACGGTTTCTGGAGGAACAATATCTCACAACGGTGGAACAAGTGATACTGATGGTAATCCAATTAGAACTTTAAATAATACTAGAGGGGTTTATACTTTTGATCAAGGAGAAACTTTTTCAAAGACTTTTAATTTTACTAACTTAAAAGTTGCTGATGGCGATACATTTCAATTAGATATAATTGAAGGTTAAAAAACTAAATGAGTGTGTAACTATAATCTAAGAAACCTTGCAATATTGCAGGACCTAATTTAAAACCAATAAAACAATGACATACGCAATACACTATAGCACCAATACATGGAGCAATAACCAACAAACACAAATGACCGATGAAACTGTTAAAGAGCAGTTGGAGTATATTTCAGACAAATCAAACTGGAGGATAGTTCAGCTACCTAATGGATTTTATCAAACCGAATATAAAGACATGCAAAACGATAAGTTTTGGCATGATGTAACCAGAAGAGAAACACTGGAGAGTGCTGAGGCTGCAATTGATGGGAGCATCGAGCATTATAAGAAAAAGCTTTCTTTTTTAGAAGGTCCTAAAGTAGTTAAAACATTTTAAACAAAACATAAGCTAGCCTTCGGGCTAGTTTTTAAATTATAAAAATTATGCCAGTAGTAGCAGGAAAAAAATACGCATATAACAAAGAAGGTAAAGAAGCAGCAGCTAAAGCAAAACAAGATGTTAAGGATGCTAAAAATAAAAAAAGGACAGTAAGTGCCGTTAATAGAGCAGGTAGAACTATAAACAAAGCTCCTGGTGGTCAAACTGGTACTGTTAAAAACAAAGATGGTCAAACATCTACAGCTAAGCAAAGGCAACAATTAAAAACAGGTGCAAGAATGCTTAAGTCTACTTTAAAAGCTACAGATAAAAAAAATAAAAAAGATGCGGCTAAAAGTGAAAGAACTGCTCAAAGAAATAATATCAAAAGCAGTAACCAGTCTACTAGGATGAAAAATCAAAAAAATAGAAAAGACAATAGGGCTAATAAGAAAAAAATTAGATCATAGTAAATGTTTAACTTTTAATTAAAAATTATGCCATACGGAAAAAAGAAGCCTATGAAAAAAGGTGGAAGCAAAAAAAAATAAGTAATATATAAAATCAATTTAATTTAATTTAATGGAATACAATCAGCCAAGTCAGATTGTCAAAGATTTAAGCTTTGGCGACTCAGGCAAAAACAGAATATATACCGGGGTTAACAAACTAGCGGAAGCAGTTAAGTCAACCCTAGGTGCATCAGGTAAATGTGTAATTTACGAAGATGCAAGAGGAAAGCCCGTAATCACAAAAGACGGAGTAACCGTAGCAGAATCGGTTGTCTTGTTTGATTCGGTCGAGAACATAGGAGCAACTCTAATCAAAGAGGCTTCTAGAAATACAGTGAAGGAAGCAGGGGATGGCACAACAACCGCCATCGTCCTTGCTCAATCACTATTAAAAGAATCAACTTGTTCTACAGATAATGTAAGGCAAGTTAAACTTGGTATTGAATCTGGGTTAAAAAAGATCAATGCTTATTTAGATAAAAAAAGTATAGATGTTAATGATGATATGTTAGACAGCGTAGCTGCAATATCATGTAATAACGATACTAATCTTGGTGGTACGATAGCTGAAGCTTATAAAGTTGTAGGTAAAAATGGTATTGTACTAATGGAAGAATCAGAAGATAACACTACTTATGTAGAAACAGTAGATGGTGTACAACTTGAGTGTGGATTAACATCACCTCATTTATCAACTGATAAAGACAAGCAGAGAGCTGTTTTAGATAAACCTCTTGTGCTTATAGTAGCTTCGATAATACCTAACATCAGAAAGATACAAAGTATCTTAGAACACGTTATAAAGGGTCGTAGAAGCTTGTTAATAGTTGCTGATCTAGAACAATCAGTTAAAGCAGCATTATTAACTAACAAGGTCAAAGGAAATATCAATGTAAACATTATTGATCCTCCTGGATTTGGACCTACTAAACAAGAAACAATAGAAGACTTAGCTTTTTTGACTGGAGCTAAAGTTATTAATGAAGAACTAGGTGATGATATGGACTTTATCGATCCTAGTGTTTTAGGTGAAGCGGTTAAATCGGTTACAGATAACAGTAGTACTGTTCTTACAATAGAAGATGTACCTGATTTAAGTGATAGAATAGAAAGCGTCAAATCTAAAATAGAAAAAGAAAAAGATCCGTTTATTAAAAGAAAAATAGAACAAAGGCTAGCAATGCTATCAGGTTCTGTTGGGATCATTAAAGTAGGTGCCGACTCTAAGGTAGAGATGAAAGAAAAAAAAGATAGAGTTGAAGATGCAATATACGCTGTAAAAGCAGCGCTAAAAGAAGGTATTGTATCTGGTGGAGGCATAGCGCTTCTCAACGCTTCACAAAAAATAAAACCTAGTAATGACGGCGAAAGAATTATTTTGGAGGCTATTAAAGCTCCTTATAACACTATACTTGATAATGCAGGTATGGGAGATACAGTAGCGCCATTGAAAGAGGGTTATGGTATTGATGTTATAGATGGAAAACAAATAAATATGGTAAAAGGTGGGGTTATAGATCCCGTACTTGTTACCAAGACAGCATTAAAAAACGCGGTTAGTGTAGTTTCTACAATTATATCTGCTGATTGTATCATATCAAATGTAAGGTTGAATGCAAGCGATTAATTATTACTTAGTTGTAGATGATATAAAAGAAGAGCAAAAGAAAATTGCTGGTCTTATATTTACAGAAAAAACAGATGTTGATAACCGTTACACCAAAGCTAAGATAATTAGCTGTGGAAATAAAGTTGAAGGTGTTAAGCAAGGTGACGTTGTTTATTACGATAAACATGCTGGTCACAGCATAACACACGATGAGAACTTTTATAAAGTAATTAAAATCATAGATGTAGTATTAGTAGAATGAGGTTAAACTCATCAGATCTACGTGATATGAATTTACTTAAGTATTACAGGCTTGTTAGGAAATGGGCTTGTAAGACTTATGGTTTAAAAGACGCTGATTTAGAGTTACTTATATATCTAGACTGTAAAGGTAGATTTACTCGTAATGAATTTATGGATGGCGCTTATACTTATACATGGGATAAGCACCGGTGGGAAAGGTTAAAGCGGCAAGGCTGGATTGAAGTATGGAGGCAAAGAAATAGAACTACTATAAAGTATAGTATATTTAAAACTTCATTTAAATGCAGTCAAGTGATAAGTAGGATTTACAGAATACTTTTAGCAGAAGAAGACTTACCTTTTTCAGACAGAAGTGTTTTTCATAAAAACAAATCATATACAGATAAGGTTATGAATAAAGCCATAGATGATATGATAAAAGATAAAGAACGATAAATATAAAATTATGGCTAAAAAAAAACCATTAAGTCAACAAGAGCAATTACTGCAGAATTTTCACAATAGTCAAGAGAGTACCGGTAATCAAAGAGATGATTTGTTAAGAGACTTTAAATTTCTTAATGAACAAAATCCTTTTAAAGGTCAATATGGTGTTTATGCTGGCGTACAAGAGTTTAATGAAAGTTTAAATAAGGATAGATTTAAAGAAGAAAAAAAAGGCGAGACATCAGGATCTACAGAAAGTTCAGGTAGAATATCTCCTAACCAAAATGCTGGAAAAACATTTCAGCAACTACAGGATGAAATTAACAACATGTCTGATACTAAAAAAGCTTCCATGGATAGAATGAAGGAAGACTTTATGGGTGTGAAACCTTCTGAACAAAATCCGTTAAAAATAACTGGAGAAACAAATATATTAAATGGAGGAAAAGAATTTGTATTTGGAAAAGGTAGATCTTCTGGTATGAATTTAAGTATTGATAATTCAATTTCAAATCTAGGTAAAAACCTTCAGCAGAACATGGATTTAGATTCCAAGTTTGACAAAACAAACAATAATGTTTCCTCAAAAACAAGAGGAGGTTTGTTTGGTAATTACGGTAAGAAAGTTGAGATAAGAAAAACTTTTGATGAATCAACAGGTAGAACAAACAAGCAGAAGTTTATTGATGGAGAATTAGCTAGCGATAGAAATGCTAGACAAGATGTTAGAAGAAAAGGTAGGTCAACTGATGCAAGAGCAAAAAGAAAAGCTGGTAGAAACAAATGAGTAGCGATAAGAAAAAGTTTAAAGACACTAAGTTAGGTGGTTTACTTAAGAGTTTGGCACCTAAGATATTAGATGTTGCAGGTGATCTATTACCAGATGCTGGAGTACTTAGTATGGTAGGTAAAATGATAGATAGTGATCCTAAGATATCTGTTGAAGATAAAAAAGTATTACACAAGCAGCACGCTGAGATGTATAAGCTAGAAGTGGCTGATAGAGACTCTGCAAGAAACAGGGAGATAGAAGTTGCTAAAACTGGAAAGAAAGACTTTATGATGACATTAACTGGAATAGTTGGGTTGATGTCATTTGCTTTTATAATATATGCAGTGGTATATGTACCTACTGTAACTGATAATGATTTATTTGTACATTTAATGGGTATGGTAGAAGGTGTTGTTATAAGTAACATATTTGCATACTATTACGGTACAAGCGCAAAATAAAACTAAATGGCTAGAATATCAACCTACGAATTAGATACTACAGTACAAACCACTGACAAGTTTCTTGGTTCTAATGCAGATGGATCTGTAAAGAACTTCAAGATGTCTGATGTCAGTAAGTATTTAAAAGCTACTAATTCAGCAGGTGTTGGTGGGCAATTAGCTTTCGTATACCATGATTCTAATAACAACGGTTTTGGCGTTAGACAACCAGGTACTATAACCTTTGATAATGGTGGTGCTGCTGTTGTTGCTATGTCTGGTATAACAACTATAAAAGTAAGTAAGTTTCCTAATGGCTCAAGCGATTCTGCTGTGAGTTTAATAAACACTTTTTTAAACACTAACGTAATAATAGCTGATACTGAAGATCAAGACCAGTTTGGTGTGTATAAAGTTACAGCAATAAATCAAGACTCTGATGAAACTAACTTCTATGATTTATCATTAACTTTAGTAGGATCTTTGTCTAATGGTAATTTAAATAATTTACAGTCATATTCAATTAGTGTATTTACAGCCGGTGATAAAAATCTACTCCACACTCAGAGCTCTTCTAGCAATACGTGGACAGTTAATCACAACATGGGTAAGTATCCAAGCGTTTCAATAGTGGAATGCAATCCTACTGCTAACGAAGTAGACGGTGATTTAGTTATTGGTGAAGTTACATACAATAGCATTAATCAATTAACTATAAAATTTGCGTCACCTATAAGAGGTGTTGCTTATATAAACTAAAAGAATATGGCGTTAAAATATTTATCTAATATAGACTTAAATGGAAACTCTGTAGAGAAGTCCTATATAAACAATTCAGTAATTGATCCAAGATCTAGCGCACCAGTTGCTAGTGATGGTATTGGAGGATCTCTTCAACTTGGTCAAATATATTACAATACTACTGAAAAGAAATTATACACATATAACACGACTGGAACTGTTTGGGACCAAGTTGGTACAACATATGCTTTAGATGTAGCTGCCGGTACAACAAATATTGTTTTACAGGGAAATGATGGTAGCGCAGCTCAAAATGTTGCTATAAGTGGTGGAACTAATATAAATACTGTTGCAACAACAGATACAATAACTGTAAACCTTGACAACACAATAAGTTTATCTGGAGATATTAGCGCTGTTAATGCTACGTTAACTGGTTATTTAAGAGGACCAGCTAGCTTTGTGATTGACCCAGCTACTCACGGTGACGATACTGGAACTGTTGTAATAGCTGGTAATTTACAGGTTGATGGTACAACTACTACAGTTAATTCAACTACCGTTACAATAGATGATCCTATATTCACTTTAGGTGGAGATGGTAATGGTATTGATGACAGTAAAGATAGAGGTATAGAATTTAAGTGGCATAATGGATCTGCTGCAAAAGTAGGATTTTTTGGATTTGATGATTCATCCGGTAAGTTTACTTTTATACCAGATGCTACAAACTCAAGTGAAGTATTTTCTGGCACAGCGGGAACACTCGTTGCAAACTTAGAAGGTAATGTTACTGGTAATATAACTGGTAACACAAACGGATTGCATACTGGAAATGTAACTGGAAACGTAACAGGTAACTTAACGGGAAATGTAACTGGAGACGTTACTGGAGATGTTACTGGAGATGTTACTGGAGATGTTACTGGTACTGTTTCTTCATTAAGTAATCACACGTTTGCTACAAATATAGGTGATGGTTCAAACACATCATATACTGTAACTCATAATCTGGGTACAGAATCTGTTATTGTTCAGTTGTATGACAATAGCACTCACGACACTGTTATTGCTGACGTAGTTAGAACAAGCACTAATGTTGTTACTGTAAGTTTTGCAGTAGCACCAATAAGTAATGATATTAGAGTGCTTATAATCAAAGTAGCATAAATAAAATAATATGGCTCAAAAGTTTTTAAGTGACATACACCCAACAGCTGGGTTAAAAGACTCTAGTGGTGACTTAGGTACTAGCGGCCAAGTATTATCATCAACTGGTTCAGGTACTAATTGGGTTCAAGCAGGATCTGGAGCTACAGTCATCCATGACGATCAATTTACAGCTACAGCGAATCAAACTGCTTTTACGTTAAGTAATACTGTTGATGCAGAAAACAAAACGCAAGTATATATAGATGGTGCCTACCAAGCTAAAGCAGGTTACACTGTTAGTGGTACTACGTTAACATTTGATACTGGTTTAGATGTAGGATCTAAAGTAGAAGTCATTACCTTTGCGACAGCAATAGCTAGTAATGCTACTGCTGTAATTAAGTTAGATGAATTTGTACCTGGTGACGCTATATCTGGTACTAGCGGTCAAAACTTTACATTATCACAAATTGTTTCAGATGAAAAGGTTACACAAGTTTACATAAACGGTGTTTACCAACACAAAGATACTTATTCTATATCAGGAACAACTTTACAATTTTCTTCAGCTCCACCCTCAGGATCTGATATAGAGGTTATAACGTTTGATACCATTGTATCAGCTGATGGTACATTATCAGCAACAACTTTTTTTGGAGATCTCAACGGTACTATAAACACCGCTACAACTGCTACTACTCAGTCAGCAGGTAATAACTCAACTAAAATATCAACAACAGCTTATGCAGATGCTAAGGTAGCAGATGCTATCAACAATGGTACTACCGCTATAGCACCATCACAAAATGCTGTGTTTGATGCTTTAGCATTAAAAGCTAACATTGCTGGACCAACCTTCACAGGAACACCAGCAGCACCTACTGCATCAGCAGGAACTAATACTACACAACTAGCAACAACTGCTTTTGTAACTACAGGTATTGCTAATATAGTAGACTCAGCACCTGGCACACTAAATACATTAAATGAACTAGCTGCTGCTTTAGGTGATGACGTAAATTTCAGCACAACAGTAACGGATTCTATAGCTACTAAGCTTCCATTAGCAGGAGGAACACTTACTGGTGACGTTACTTTTAGTGGTGATGTATTAATTGGAACAAATATAAATTCAGACATACCTCTACAAGTCAATAAAGAAACAGCGGGTTCGG